ATCATATATGATCGGCTGATTAACCTATCCCAACGGATAGCCTGGCGATCAATCACATTTGCTCGTCGCTCTGCATCACAGAGTATTTCTCCTGCCAATTACCAAAAAATGGCATTGATAGGGGATGACATAAGATTAGTGGGTCGTACTCACTAATCTCCCTATCCGGTTCAGATATTTCATAACTGAAATTAGCGCTTAAATTGATCGGTTCACGCTTAGTTCCAGCCATGGCTTTCCTCCTCCGAGTGATTGGTTTAGATCCTCTAAGGAAGTCAGCGAGCTTATCCTCATCAATGGAGACGAATATTTTACTGGAGTGACCACCAGACCATATAAGCCTCTGTGCATAGTAGACAAATCCGACGTAATAGAACATCCTCTGTAGGTCCTTTTGCATGCCAGTAGCAAGGACGCTGACAAAATTCTTTACGTTCTCAATTCTACTATCGCAGTTCTCAAGCAATGACCCCGCAATGGTGAGAGATATGGCATTATCTTCCCAGTGCGGCTTTTCAGCCATGAAGAAGTTCGCTAGATGCATGGATGAAGCGGTATCTCCAGAAAGGGACTGAAAAAGGTCAATCAACCCACGTTGTGGATTTATCATTAGCAATACTCCTGACTTAATGATTAAGTCAATCAGAGCCTGTTCAGTTATCACCAAGCCGTTGGATCTTATGAAGTGTAATACTTCTTGGGATCCTCCGTACCCTCGGTTTTTAAACTGAACTCCTTGACGGGTACCAATATTTTCTTCCAATAGCTTACCTTCTATTGGAGCAGAGATGAACCTGACTGGTCCACCAGATCTAACATTTAATTCGTCAACTTTTGAGATGTTGATCAAGTCATAAACTGGATACTGCGAAGTAACACTTACTCTAGGAATGTCTGATTTATACTCAAGGAGTGAAACCAGTAGCCGTTCATTCGTAAATTTCGAAGTGTCTCTATCCACTTTTAAACTTTTGAAAGACTGATGCAGTGATGCATATGGCAGATTTTCATATGCGTGCGTTGATGGCACACTAATACCCGAAGAGCGCAAATCACGGATAGATTTGCGAGACACTTCAAGCTTCACTTTATCAATAGATTCCCTCTTCAGGTTTAGCCCTTGCGAGAAATCACTACCCGAAAAGGCTAAATCAGAGGATTTAAAGGATATACCTTTAACTTTTTCAAGATGCTTGCCTAACTTCATGTCACGCAGTAAATCTTTCTGGTCCTTAAGATAATACGCGGACAGAGAGTTTGAAACGACTTCATTGGCTTCAAATGAAATCATTGAAATCACGTGAAGACCCTGAGATACCGCTTCATGAAGATGCAATTTTATAAATAGCACCTCATTCAACGATAACCCAGTAAATGACAATCCCAATCCTCCCTTAAATGCGGCTGGAGCAATTACTGAGGTTGGTGGCGGATAATATTTCATATTCGCATATGTTCTTTTTGAAGCGTCATACTGCGGACAGTTTACACTATATGCTAGCCCGGCTATTAGCCTACCATATAAAGCGTTCACGCGTAGGGTACCAATCGCTCTTTTGTTATATTCATATATGACTTGACCAAACTCCCTTAGGGACTCGGTGACGTCACTTGCTCCAGAATCCTTTTCAGATTCATGCAGCTGAATCGAAGGATCGCGAAAATGCATTCCTGCATAATAATATATTTTAGCATACTCACCAGAAATATGTGAAATTACCGTTTTTTGCGGATTAATTATGTGATTTGACTCCTCATAATTACGAACCGTGATTTCATTAATTCTAGTGACTTGCTCAGTTGTGGAGATTGATGATCCATCGTATACCATGATGGCGTCATCGCCAGCAACCTGAAACCAGGATAAGCCAGTGTTTGACACCCTCAAAGATACTTCTTCAGCTATTCTCCTGGTGATCAATGCATTCTGGACGGAATTCATAAAGAAAGTGTCCAGTCGTCCCGACCACATATACTTAACCACAAATGAATGCCTTTCCTTCAAATAGGAGGCATTGAATATCCGCTTGGTTTGAAAACTATTAAACCAATCTACTATTTCAGACAGTTTCATCCCTGGCACGCCAGTTCTGCCACTATCTATCATATAGAAGTTGCGCATATCCGCTTGTTGGTATTCCAGCAAAGCTCTTTTTATTCCATTATAGTACGGAATCATCGTCGCCGTCAGATACGTCTGATCCCAGGATGAGCAATCAGCGAGAACGCTGAGCGCTTTACCAGTAGAGGACGCTTCGATAGCTGGAACGATTATATCCGCGGTTCCGCTTTGATACAGTGTAGCAAACCCAACCCCTAGATCATCTCCAGTGAACCAAAGAGATGTAGGTTGGTATTCATGCTGATTAACAGTTGCATTTATGTGAGGCCCGATAATGAAAGCCTGCGCCAAATGCGCTTGCAATACATTTATGTAAATCGGTCGTACCGGTCTCCAAGCTGTGGTAGAACGTGAGCCGATGCTGTTCTGCCCTAGTATGCGCATTAATTCAGAGTCGGATTTAGATCCGCTATCTATAGCCGCCTCTAAATTTGCTCGCGTTTCGGGAGTTTGCGTTAACAAGTAATCGGTTAACATCATAGGTTCATTACTGACGGGATTAACATCAAGTATTCCAGAACCCATGGCGTTAACAAAGGCGGACTTCGATGTAGTCCGTACTTTGTACTTTCTTTTATCTGTTTCTATTGATATACGTAGGTTGCCAATCCCAGCCGATCTAGCAGTTACGTAATAATCAATATTGGACTTAGCTTCCAAATCAGATGGGTATTTGGCTTTCCTAAATTTACCGAACAAGATAGACTTAGTAAGTCGATAACCACAATCCTCCATTGTAGGCGCCATCCAAGCATTCAATGTGTCAATATTCTTTTCTGGATCCGCCCCAGATAAGAAACCTTCATTCATTTTCGTGATCTCATCAATGGTCTTTCTAAAGTCAGTGATTTGATTGGATCTAGAATAGCCACCAAGATTCAACATGACTCGTAGAAACATGAGATCATAGATAATTGTGTAATTAACACGCATATCCACTAGTTTAGAAACATGCTCATACAGTTTTGGCAAGTCTAAGTCAGCCACATTCTTAAGGTCCTCGCGAATATGGCCACGGACGGTGTCGGTAAACACGGCCCTGTTCAAAATTTTACTGTTATGCCCATAACATATTTCAGCCTTATTGAAAGAATTAGTCATGGGTAAGACTGGGGACGTAAAGTCAGCGGTCTTAGTGATCGGATGCTTATGCGTGAAATCCATTCCATTGACCACACCGCAGTCGGTGGTCTTCGGATTGAACTTCAATCCATAATAGTGATTTAACCTTGTCACCGCCTTCTTAAGTTGCCTCCCATCATTCGGCGTGCGCAACATGTGAAGTAGAACCTCATCATTTACATCTAGCTCGAATTCTTGGAACTTATGAAGATCTGAGTAGGTTAATAAATAAGTTAAGTCGTTCAGTATCATACGTAGCTTTATTGGATAGTGCGAATATACTCGTGTGCCCACGAATGAACCGTCACTTCCAAATAAAACTGGGAACGTTCGGGTATTGAGATCCGGACCAGCGATCTCATTACACACGAGCTCCATATATCTTATACCATATGAAAAGAACTTGTTCTTAATAGAATAAGCCTTTAGCATTATGAGTGTGACAAATAATGCTGGTAACGGATGCCCACAATAATGAGGATTCATCTCATTCATTAATCTATTTAATAAATAAGACGATAACTTGGTTTCAAATTTTTGACTGGGTTTCAAAGAGTCGTTCAATTCTATACGCCTGTCGCTTTCCGATCCCGACAGCCACACAGGACGACTCTTCTCCATCCTCTTCTTGCGACGCCGCTTATCACTCTGACTTTCATCCATCTGAATCTCTTCAGACTCGTCAGGTACTACGCGTACGCGCTTCAAATTCAATCTGAACTCGTGAATGTCTTGCAGTCTGAATTCAGGCAGCATTGATTCATGAGCTTCGTCATCCGATATGTCATACCAGAATGGCACGGAAGACTCTTTTAATATTATGTCTAAAATCTTGTTGTCATGCCTACGCACAACATCATCTGGCACTTCATAGTTGTTTAGCTTAAACAGATCATCGTACATTCGAGCATAACGAGCCTGTAAAGCTAAGGGATCATTACTCCTACTGAAGAATAGTCCCTTTTTCATGTAATCATCGTTGTCTGAAATCAGATTGTCAGATCCATTTCGCCACAACGTCAAAATGTTCATTATTTTCAACTCCAAATCGTACGCCTCAGATACTTTTTGGATGTTGGCTTGGATTATCTCTTGGAAGAGGCATAGCAAATGCGGAATGATATCCGACCTCGCAAGATCCATGACGAATCAAGTCCAGGCACAGCCGATCATTTGCC